CGGCGATTGGAACAGCGGCGATTGCAACAGCGGCGATTGGAACAGCGGCGATTGCAACAGCGGCAATCGGAACAGCGGCAATCGGAACAGCGGCGATTGCAACAGCGGCGATTGGAACAGCGGCGATTGCAACAGCGGCGATTGGAACAAGTGCAGCTTTTCTAATGGGTGTTTTAACACTACAAACCCTAAAATTTATCTGTTTGATAAACCTTCTGAATGGACTTATCAGAATTGGTTGGATAGTGAAGCCCGCCATTTGCTGAATCAGGTTCCGGGGGATGTACTTGAATACATTTACCTTTCTGATATGACGGATGAAGAAAAGGCGGCACACCCGGAATCAGAAACAACAGGCGGCTATCTGAAAATGCTTGATAATTCTGAACGTGCGGTTATTTGGTGGCATGGGCTTTCTGACCGCGAAAAGGGAGTTATCACAGCAATTCCGAATTTCGACAAAGTAATTTTCAAAGAGATTACAGGGATTGATGTTGATGATTAAGGGGGATTTAATATGCAGCTATTCCCTCATCAACAAAAAGCGTTAGATGAAACAAAACAATTCAATCGGGTTGCATATTACCTTGATATGGGTTTAGGTAAAACTTTTGTTGGAAGCGAAAAAATGAATGAAATGGGAAGCTTTCAAAATCTGATTATCTGCCAAAAGTCAAAGGTTCAAGATTGGGTTGAACACTTCAAAGAACATTACAGCGGTGATTATCTGATTTTGAATTTGACTGTAAAAAAGGATTGTAATTTGTTTCAAACAATCGTAGAAGGCAAGGCGGGGCTTCTTTCTGAAAATTATGTTGTAGGTGTTATTAACTATGATTTGGTGTTCAGAAGGTCGTATTTTGCTACTATGAGCGGGTTTACTCTAATGCTTGACGAAAGTTCAATAATTCAAAATGAAAAGTCAAAACGTTCAAAATTCATTTTGAAGATGAAGCCCGAAAATGTGATTTTACTATCCGGTACACCAACAGCGGGGAAGTATGAAAAATTATGGTCGCAACTTCATTTGCTTGGATGGAAAATCAGTAAAGATTTATTCTACAAGCAATACGTTGAAATTGAATGGATCGAGGACGAAAACAGTGGGTTCAGGATCCCCCATGTGATAGGTTACAAAAACGTCGACCGCTTGAAAAAGAAGCTTGCTGAACATGGTGCAATCTTTATGAAATCGAAAGAAGTTTTTGACCTTCCTGAACGTGTAACAATCCCGATTTACTCTAAACCAACAAAAGAGTATCGGAAGTTTATGCGGGATTCGGTTATTACAATTGAAGGTCGTGAATTTATAGGTGACACAATACTTTCAAAACGAATTTACGCCCGTATGATGTGCAGTTATTTGAACAATGAACGGCTTTCCGATTTCAAGGACTTAGTTCAATCAACGGAAGATAGGATGATTGTATTTTACAATTTCAATGAAGAATTGAACGCTATGCAAGCTGCAATTGAAGAATTTGAAAGACCGTTTTCAGTCATTAACGGTAATTTTAAAGATTTGACCGCTTATAACGAGTATGAGAATTCAATTACTTTCGTGCAGTATCAAGCGGGGGCAATGGGTCAGAATTTGCAGAAGGCAAATAAAATCATTTATTTTTCACTTACGGATAGAAGTGAGTTATTTGAACAATCCAAAAAGCGAACACACAGGATCGGACAAAGTAACACTTGTTTCTACTATCAAATGATTTGCCACGGAACAGTTGAAGAAGATATTCTTCAAACTTTAGAAATGAGAAAGGACTATACCGATGACTTATTCAAAAAATATCAAAATGACTTTAATAGGTAAGCGGGTCTTGATTTCTTGGGCTATTATTGCGGTTATTTTCTTAATTATAGGTTTCTCAATTGGGACAATTGTTTCAAATGATAAGAACATTCCCGAACAACTTAAATCATCAACTCAAAGTGAAGTTATGATTTTTGGAAAGCTTGACGGAAGAATGTTCAACGGCGAATTCCCAATAAACTGGGAAAATGATAATACAAGTTTTATACCCCTTAATGTACCCATGAGTGAGAATTTGCAGGAATTTACTTTTTACTTATCGTCAGCGTATGATATTGACTTTACATTTACAATGGCGTTGATAAAGAAGGAAAGTGATTTTCAACCCAATATTATTAGTAATACTAATGATTATGGACTTATGCAAATTAATGAAATTAATCACTTGTATTTAAAAGAGCAGCTTGAAGTGACTAATTTCCTTGAACCGCATGACAACATCAAGTCAGGAATGTTTATTTTGCGAAAACTGTTTGAAAAATATGAAACACCCGAAAAAGTGTTAATGGCATATAACATGGGTGAAACGGGAGCTTCAAAACTATGGGAGCAAGGCGTTTTTGAAACTAATTATTCAAAAACGGTCTTGAAATATCAACAAGAATTTGTCGAGGAATTAGAAAGGAATGGTGTTTGAAATGATTATGTGCAAACAAGCAATGAATGGTTCGGACTGTGGGGAGTGCGGCAAAATGTGTTGCTGCTTGGAATGCGAGGAAAGGGAAACTTGCGCCGATGCATGCACCGAAATGTCCCCGGATTGTGAGGATGCTTTCAATGAGGAAACCGCCGTTACTACAATGCAGACGGAAGCGGCGGCAATCATAAAAGCGGTTGCCGATCTGACCTTGAAGAAAAAGGAAATTGAAGAACAGGAAAAGGAAATGCGGGTTCAGCTTATGGCGGGTATGGAGAAGTAGGGCGTTAAATCCTTTGAAAACGATGTTGTAAAGTTTACATATATTGCGCCCACAACCCGAACTTCCATTGACAGCGCGAAGTTGAAAAAGGATTTGCCGGACGTTGCCGAAAAATACAGCAAGACTTCAAAGGTGTCCGCTTCCGTCAAAATTACGGTGAAATAATTTTGATATGGGAAAGTGGAAAGTAATTCAGAATCACCCTTCTTATGAAGTCAGCAGAATGGGTGAAATCAGAAATAAGGCAACAGGGAAAATGTTGCAGCCTTATGACGATGGCAAAGGGTATTTGCGTGTGAAGCTTGACGGCGAAAATTGTAGATTACATATTCTTGTTGCGGTTGCCCATGTTCCAAATCCCGACCCTGAAAGAAAAACAGTTGTAAATCATAAGAGGGGTAAAAAACACGATTGCAGGGCTTCACAATTGGAGTGGGTAACGCAAAAGGAAAACGTTCATCACGCTTGGAAAACAGGGCTTTGCAAACCTAAGAAAAGGAAGTGACTAAATGGCAGAAGAAAAATTGTTTGAGGGGCGAATCAAAAAGTATTTTCATTCGGTCGGTATCTATCCGGCAGGATTTCCAACTGACCGAATGAAAGTTCCCATAATAGGGTGGTACACCAAAATATGGGGCGGCGGCTTTCAGAAATCGGGTATACCTGATATTTTAGCTTGTGTGAACGGGGTAATGATCGCGGTGGAAATAAAAGGCTCCAATGGCAAACCTTCCGAACTGCAAAAGCTGAATATCAGCCGAATTAACCAATCAGGCGGTATAGGAGTAATTCTTTACCCGGAAGGGTTTGAGCAATTCAAGGAACTTTTGGAAGGAGTGATAAATTGCGGTACTCATACAGCAACATTGGGTGCTTTGAAGTTTGCCCATTCAAGTACAAAATGCTTTATTTGGACGGGGTAAGCACCAATAAGTCAACCGACCCCGACAACCCTTTGATATTGGGGCAAGCCGTTCATACGGGTATAGAAAAAGACCTTGAAGCTGCAATTCGTGAATATGCGTTCAGCTATCCGATTATCACGGACGAACACATAAACGAAATTATGAAGTTGGAAAAGGTGATTCCTCTCGTAAGAGAGACGATCCCGCGCGGCGGTCAGTTTGAGGTTGAAGTCAAGGACGATGATTTTCATGGGTTTATTGATTATCTTGTACCAATCGGTTATACAGCGGGTGATACAGATTCGTTAGTACAGGAAGCGTTAATTGTAGCGAATGAATTTGACTTGTACGATTTCAAGTATTCAAACAACGTATCAAGGTACAAGGATTCAAAGCAGCTTCATTTGTACAAATACTTTTTTGAACGCGACAACCCCGGAAAGAAAATTCGGAATATGTATTTTGTGTTTGTTCCGAAAGTGTCTATACGGCAAAAGAAAACGGAAACTTTGCAGGAATTCAGAAACCGCCTGACGGAAGAACTTGCAAATGTGGAAGTTAAAACAGTTCAAATTGAATTCAATATTCAGAAAGTTATTGAATTCTTATTTGAAATAAAAGCGGTGAACGAGGAAACGGAGTTCCCGCGGGAAAAAGGTTACTTATGCAGATATTGTGAACTTCAAGAATATTGCGAGAAAGGAAATGATTACATGATTAAATTACCCGAAAACAAAAGAAGAACCATTGAAGCGGTAGGAAAGCGTGTCATTTGGATTTACGGTGTGCCGTTTTGCGGAAAGACCACTTTCGCTAATGACTTTCCCGATCCGCTTATGCTGAATACGGACGGCAACATTAAGTTCGTTGATGCTCCCTATATCCACATCAAGGACGATGTGAAGGTTGAGGGGCGGCAGACCAAAAGAACCCTTGCGTGGGAAGTTTTCAAGGATGTTGTTTCCGAACTTGAAAAGAAGGAAAACACCTATAAAACAATTGTCATTGATCTGCTTGAAGATTTGTACGAACATTGCCGGCTGTATATGTATCAGCAAATGGGAATTACCCACGAATCGGACGATTCCTTCCGTGCGTGGGATAAGGTGCGGGGCGAATTCCTGAACACTCTGAAAAAGCTTATGAACCTTGATTATGAAAACATCATTCTGATTTCGCACGAGGACACAACAAAGGATATTACCAAAAAGGGCGGCGATAAGATCACAGCGATAAAGCCGAACTTGCAGGATAAGGTTGCAGTAAAGGTTGCCGGAATGGTGGATGTTGTTGCCCGTATCGTTGCAGACGGTGAAGTCCGTTCCTTCTGCTTCAAGTCGAATGAAGTTATTTTCGGCGGCGGTAGGCTTAAAGTAAATGCAAAGGATATCCCGCTTGATGTGAATGAACTGTTTGCCGTTTATGATGAAGCTAACAAAAACGCAGCTTCCGGAGTGAAAACAACTGCTGTACCCGATACGGGAAGGAGCAGAAGCAGGAAGAAAGCTGAACCCGCCCCCACAGCTTCAGATACGCCGCAGAATAGCCCTAAAGAGGAACAGAATATAACTGATACCCCCAAATCTGAACCCCCACAGGAAACTGCTGAAACGGCTGAAACGGAAAACCCTACGATCGCCCCGACTGGGAAGAATACTACGACCCCCTCCCATTCTGACGGGGCAACAACGGAAGAAAAGCCGCGCCGTAAACGTAAGGTAAGAGAATAATCAAAAAGAAAGGTTAAAAG